CATACCAAAAGCGTGTATCTGCAACACTACCAAAGTAATAACGTAACGATCTATATGCAATTTGATATCTGTTGTTACCTACACTATTAAAGTTTACAAACCACCCAGTAGCATTGTATGCATCGATGCTCCATCTATCTTGGGTAATCAATAATGAGTTGTTGAATAATAAACTGAAACTTTGATTTAATTCCATTCTGATAACACATTCATCAATAACTGCTGTAGGAAGTTTGTTACCAAATGATGGTATAACCTGTGTGATAATTGCTCCAGTGGGAATATATCCGTTTAGTGTGACTGGACCTGAGCCGTTGCTGAAATTACCTTCACCGTTATTATAACCATCACCGATAACATTTAATACAGTAGTCCAAAAATATGTAGTGTCGCTTGCACTTGCAATACCATACACTAATCGATTGTTATTATCAAAGTATGCGCCGTTTGGTGCAGTGACTTTAATTAATGCACTCTTAGTTACATACTTCATATTATGAGTGTTATACGTTCCAGTTGCAATAGGTGTGTTTGCTGAACCATCAATGTTATAAAAATAACCAGTGATGCTATTTGCGTCCACAGTACTTGTGTTCCAATATACTGTGCCATCGCCTGAAGCTGTATCAATATCATAGCGTGGGTAATTCTGTAGATAATATTGTTTTGCTCTATTATCAGCTAACGCTAATGCTAAGTTATCAGTTAAGAATTTAATAATATCGCCGGTGTTGGTAATAGTCAATAACAAATTACCGTTATCACTATTTTGATATAATCCACCGTCACTTGCAAATGAATTCGTGCTGGAGTATTTTCCTGTAGGATCAAGTAGGTCTAAGTTTTTAGACACGCCAATAGAACTGCGATTAATAGCGGCACTTTTAATAATTGAACTGTATAATGTATATGGGAAATTTGTATAATCTTCACCATTAACCATTCTGTTCTGAGTATAATATCTTGCAGGAGCACGTAGTTTAATGTTTGCTAATGTTTCTCTGGCTTGCGCTGTTGAAGCTGGTGTTTGTAATGCTAATCCTATAGTGAGTGCTTCTGTTCGTCCTGCTCTGCTAATATACTGTATTGTTACTTGAATCCCTTGCATTTCAGTTGGATCAATAGTATATGTCAATGCATTACCTGCACGAACATATGCTCTAAATGCTCCAACTGGTGCTTCGGAAAATACTCCATCACCGAAAGTATAACTAACTTGGTCGTTGAATCTGGATACAACTGAAAACACTTTCTTAAAACTAGTTTCAGTTTGCAAATTAGCATTTGCATATACGCTGTCTACCAATCTCCAAAGTGTTCTACTACCATTGCTAGCACTTAGTTGATATAACCAAGTATCGGTGTTGTTGACACCTTGAATATCAATATCAACTACTTGATTACTAATTTGTTGTTCTAAATTAAAATCATAACTTTGTAATGTTCCCTGTTTAAAATAAAAGAAGAACCCTGTATTTGGGCTACCGTAACCTAATCTATCGTTACGGTACATCATATTCATTTTACCACTTGGTGCAGGTGGAATCTCATAAATGTAATCTTCGTCTAAGCTAGTTGCACTAACTAATTCAAAATTCATATTAATTGTATCTACTGTGCTAGTAAATGGTACGATAGGCAAACTAGCAGGGGGAATGTTAATACTATATTCGTCTGTCTTTACACCTAATAAATCTTGACTATTGCCGGGGCGGCCAACACGTTGACTGTTGATTAATGTGCTATTAATAATTGTGTTGAACTGTTCTAAAAAATTAGAATTTGCAGGGTCATTCCAAAGAATTGTTTGGTTACTTAAATTGATACCATTAATGTCCGTGATATTCTCAGTCGTACTAATACTAGTAACTTTAAGATAACCTTGACCTGCTATGTTTCTTTTTGGATTGTAGCTAACCAAGTTAGCTAATTTGATAACACTGTCTCTACGTTCAGCCGTATCAATAAAGTTCTCACGTGTGTTTAAGTCATTGCGGAACGCAAGACCTTGGCCCATAAACGCAATAACGTCTAGTAATGCGATAAATTCACTAGATTCAATATAATCATTAAAGGTTTCAGGATAATAAACACGCAGATAGTCAATGAAACTCTTACGTAGGGTTTCATAATCGTAGCTTTTAAAGTCTGCTTCACGAAAGGTTTGATAGATGGCCTGCCAATTTTGCACACCAAATATTGCTGATTGTCTTGAACTTGTAGCCATAGTTATTCTCTTTTAAGTATTTATCTTAATGGAAAACCACGGTTTTGTTATTGTAATGTAGCTGTATTGGTTAAGCTATTAAAGAAAACATTCAATATTTCGGCATTATTGAACGGTGCAATAGCTAACTCTACTTCAAGTAGTATACCGTTTTCTTGAGGGTAACTCTTTACTGTGTTGATAATCAATCTAGGATCACCATTAGCGATCCTGCGAATTTCTTCTTCGAGTCTAAATTGAGTTTGTGCATCGTTTGGTTCAAAAACAAAGCTCCAAATCGTAGATCCGTATCCAGGATTACCAACTTTTTGTCCTTGTTGAATGTTTAATGCATTAACAAAATCTCTGACTACTAATGCTTCATCAACAAGACGATACTTTTTTCCCGGGATAGTAGGCTTTATTACCCCTCCTGTACCCCCGTCAATACCTGGACTAGCGTTAGTTGTTTTTGGCTCATTAGCCCCTATTGTTGAGAATCCTATATATGTTGGCATTTTTTATCCTATACAATATTTATGCTACCGTTTCTAGGGCGGCTAACTCATCTGATAATGCAAGCCATTTATTTCTCAATTCATTAATTTGAGGATCACCGGCTGGAAGTTCATTTTTTGCTTTAGTGAATGCTAATCTAGCCTCTCTAACTTCACCAACTTTAGCAAACACTTTTTCAGTTAATTTTCTCTGTTCATCTGCCTTGTTAGCAAGTGCTTGTGTGCCTGCAGTTTCCCCTGTTGTTGCAGGATTACCACTATAATTGGGTACTTGAATCTTATTGCTACCAAACACACTAGCTAACTGTGTTGATAAAGCCGTACGTGTAGCATCTGTATTGACACCTACATCAGGTAATGTTATCGGTACTGCACCACCTGAACTCAATGACGCTATTGAAGAATTAAGTTTTGCTGCCAATGCAGGACTTAGTCCAATACTTGCTAATGCTTGTAGTGATGCACCGGGTAATTTTAGTTTGTTTATTAAAGTGCTTGCGGCACCAGTTAAACTACCTGTGCTAATAGAAGAAGTAACCTGTGATATAGCTCCGGTAATATTACTTGCACCGGGTATAGAATTTATTGCACCTTTAGCATTATCTATTATATTCGATACTGCACTTTGTGCTCCCGGTAGTCCACTTAATCCAGTTGATGCACTTGCAGGGAAGGTTGCTTTAACTGCACTTACTGCATTTTCTGCACTTGTTACTAAATTAGTAGATGCTCCTAACCCAGTAGTAACGGCACTTGTAACACTTGCCAATCCATTAGTGGCTGATGAAGCTACACCTGATGCAATGCTAGCGGCATCTATTCCTGAGTTTGCAGCCGCAGATTTTAGTACTCCTGCAACGTCACTTGCTTCTGTACCAGACGCTTGTACATCTGCTATAGCCTTATCAGCAATTTGTTTTAAGTTTTGTGGCACACCTGCTTTAAGTGTCGGGAAACCTTTAGTAATTGCGGCAAATGCTGAACCAGCTATACCTTTAGCACTGTCTAGTAATCCAGTTAATCCACCGCCAATTCCTTTTGTTAATCCAGTCAGTGATGTTGCAATAGAACCTAGTCCACCGGTTACTACTGAACTTAAGTTGGCTGCAAAATTACCAGAAGATATTGCACCAGTTACACTACCCAACATAGTATTAATTGCACCACCTGCCTTACCTACTATTCCAGAAACTCCTCCACCAGTCAATGCACCTGATGCTGTCTTTAAATAGTTAACAGTACTAGCTAAACCAACGCTGGCAGTAGCAGTAACTAGTCCAGCAATTTGACCAGATGATTCTTTACCTGTTATAACACCCGCCTGTGTAAGTTGTGTTTGTGCTTGTTGCAAATTAGAAACTTGTGCTTTAACTTGTGCTGTAGGATTATTAATATAATTTACTATATTTTCTGCACCAGGCAATCCTGCAAAGATAACCGGTGGCATTGATTGTTCAATTGTTTTTCCTGAGCTAATTAGTGAGGTAACTAATGCGGCTGATCCCGGTTTAATTACACCGGCTGCTTCCAATTGTTGCGGTGATTGTGCCATCTTACCTATGACTGCGACACCATTTACTACTCCTGCTCCTAATTTAACAGCGGCTGCTCCTGGACCAGTTTGAGCCATTGTTGCAACTTGCCCAACCATCGCAGTAGTTGTATTTTTATCAAGTGCCTTACTAATTTCCCCAGTGACTGGCACAGTTGATGCTACACTAGGTGCAACTGGTGTTGCTGGCGTTGCGGGTACTGCGGCATTAGCGGCTGCGACAGCCGCTGAGGGTGCGCTTGGGAAGTTTGCACTTGCGTTGTTATCTACTTTTACATCAACACCTTGATTTGCACTTGACCAAGGACTATGTGCAGGCGCTCTGCTTACGATGCTTATCAGTGCACCGGGTGCAGCCGCCCAGCCTTTTGTAGCATCATATAGTGTATCAGTATGTGCCACTCTTGTAAGTGGTTTAACTTCTTGTGGTACTGTACCTGATGAACCTGTATTTAAATTAATCTTACTACCATTAATGTATGTTGCACTTTGACTTGCAAAACTAGCTTCCCCTGAAGATTTAAAACTCATTTGATAATCAGTTTTTAATGTGTACTTACCTAAAGTATAGGTTGAGAAATCTGTTCCAACTCTTATTCCCATTTTATTTTCAGTTTCAATATTGATATTATCTGCTGATATTTTTAAATCTTTTTTAGCATTTATATTAATATTGTTATCAGCGTGTAAATTTAAATCACCCTGTGTTCTGATGTTAACTGAGTTGGTAGCGTACAAGTCAATAGTACCTTCTTTACCTAACTCTACCCAACTTTGTCCGTTAGCGTGAATAATGTGCAAACATTGTCCATCATCACTCATTAGTATTTGATGACCCAAACTACTACGTATTCTTACTAATTGGTCTCTACCTAGTAAGTCACCATCATCCATTACGATACTATGACCAACTCTGCGTGAAGTAATCTTTAACCCACCAATTGGATTAGTACCAGTTGCGGCATCAGCAATCGTTTCATCAGTAAAGCCACCTTCATAGATAGGTCTACCCGGCGTATTAACTCCCCATCCAACACGACTTGGGGTTTCACGTTGACTACTTGAACCTATTGTACCTCTTATTGTATCTCTAATCAAACCTTGTTGATTTAGTACACCTGCAAGATAACTGTTAACCGGCTTTGGTTCATTAAAGAACGCAGGGGTATCATTGATTTTTTGATTGTTGGCATTGATATTAGTTACTGGTAATTTCTTTGCACCACCATAACTATTTGCTTCACTCTCATTTAATACTGCTGTCTCGGTTGAGCCGTTAGCAGGCACCATCCACAATGTTTCTGGTTCAGGTACACATCCAATCCAATAACCATAGTTAGGATCGCCATTGATGAATATGCAGATAACGGTTGTACCAATATCCGGTGGGCTACTCCACATACCATAACTAATTGGATTCTGTAAATATGTTCCGTATCCTGTCTTATCTCCTGTACCTTCAGTTGCACCATAAAAAGGTGTCATATAGTTTACAGTAAACCATGTGTTACTATCGTTAGGACTGGTACCTCCCATATCACTGATATACACACGTAATCTACCTGCACGAATAGGATCAATATTATCTTTTACTATACCAAACAATGGTACAGGATTAACGACTGCTCCGCCGGCACCTAGTTTATTTGAACTTGATGCACCTCTAGGTTTATATATATTCCATGCCATATTAATTATTTGCTATTAAGCACCCTCTCCTGGTCTTGAACCTGTTAACAAAGTATCAGTTTGCGTTTCTCTACCTGCATCCGGGCTCTGTGAGTTAGCAACACCGTTTTGTGTTTGCCCTGCATTTTGAACGCTATCATCATTTGCAACACCTTTATTAGTATTCTCTGTTGTAACTGTACTAGGCTGTTGTACCTTAGGATTGAGCGAGGTCTCACCTCCAGTTACACTATTTGTACTTAATGGAGAATTTGCAGGTGGTCTATCTTTTGCAAACCCAGTAGCAGATGACGCATTACTACCGCTACTTGGAGTTGCATTATTACCACCTGTTTGTGCGGCACCTGTTCTAACATCGGTAGACTGTCTTTGTAAAAGAAGGTCTCTTGCATTTTCGTTTGGTGCAGTAGAATATCTATTGCCACGGTTTCTCAATAGATAGTTTTCATTTTGATTTGCAGTCTCAACTGGATTTTCTCGTCCACTAGTTGCTTGTGCCGCATTTTCTGCGTCAAGCATATCAGGAATGTCGTTAATGTTACAAATTAAAGTTTGCGTAAATTTACCACCTTTAAAAACACTTTCACATTCTCTTACTTTGTAACTAACACCTCTAATCTTATTAGCTATTGTCTTAGGGTAATTCCAAAAATAAATTGATTCATTAACATCTAATAAACCATCTTTGTTACTATAATCTACTGCCTCTTTAAAATCTATTTCTATGAATACTTCACTACCATTTGGATTAATAGTAAAGCCATCAGTATCATAAAATTGATTGTAAACTTGTTTAATACCCGAGACTGTTTCTTGCGTTAGATAATCAGGATCACCCAATATAACAATTTTGGCTAACGCATATGTACCAATATCGAATAGACTGGTCATATAAGCATTTTGTGCTTCCATACCAACATCAAGTCTACCTTGACGATCTTGATTTTGTAACTTATTTGGATATGTGGGAGTTGTTGTTCCACCACCGTGACTTGATGGATCTCCATCAGGAAGTATAGCTACGTTAAAGAACGTGTTATCCATTTTTTGTTCATATGATATAATTTCACTATTTTGACCAGTGAACCAATAATCATATCTTTTATATGGACCGGGGTATTTACTAGATTTACTATATGGAGTTGCCATACTAGGTGTTAGGTACGGCTGAATAATATATGTAATCTTATATGCAAAATCATTTACAATAGGATCAAATTCCAAACATTGTAGTTCTGCACTTAAATTATACCATTGCAACGGTGGAACATCTTTTTTTGGAAGTACGTCTGGGCTTTCTGTATCTTCATTTGGTGACTCAGTAGATATTAATATTCTTTCTAATGCATCTTCCATATACGAACTTTGCTTAATAATATTATTGATAGCCTGTTGTATGGGAGTGCCTTTAACTATTTGTATTAGTCGTTTAGTTACATTTGGTAATGCTTTAACACTTGTGCCTTCGTTAATTTCATTGGCATTGTCTGCGTTACTCATTGCTTGTTTTTTCTTACTAGGATCTGCCTTACTAATAAGACTAGCATTCTCTAATAAAGTAGTATCACCTAAGAATTTAATATCATACACATTGGCTCTAGTTATATCTCCTGCTTTTTCTAATGCTTGTTGAGTTTCATTTAATGTTTTTATTAAACTATTGATTCCATCTCCGTCACCAAGTAATGCTTCTCTTACAGTGCCGGCAGAGATTGGCACCATATTCTCTACTATTCCAAATGCTGTACCCATTCCAACTGTTGTTGGTGACATTTTAGCTACTACATTATATGTGGTTGCACTTCCATTAATTGCAAATTTAATGCTCTCAAGCGTAATGTCAAAAAATCGTTCATATACACCACTTGCATCACTACCTGTATTTAAAGTATCCTCAGAGAAAAATTGACTTGAGTTAGCAACATTGCCTTCTTTATCATAGCCTTGAAATCTAATACCTAATATAAAAAATTGTTTAGAGGCGTTAACGGCTTCTTCATAATTTCGTATATTACTATCTTTTACTAATTGTTCTCTTGCTCTTTTTAGTTTAGTGATAAATGAGAAACCATATGGTTCATATATATTAAAACTAATAAAGCTAACATTTGAAGTGCCTTGTGCCGCATTGGTACTTATCAGTGATTTCATTTTTAAATCGTCTATATAGAAATCTACATCAAATTCAGGTGCTCGTTGACTTGCTTTATTATTAACTCCACCTGATTGTGCTATTAAAAATGCGCCACCGTTTGTTGCCGCCCCATTTGCACTTTTAGAAGTAAGTGAATTAATATTTTTTCTACCTGATTCTATAAAAGCATTATAAGCATCAGGAGTAATCATATACAAACTTAATTGATATGTGTAACTGCTAAAGTTACCCAATGGGTTTTGCAATCTAACACCTGGTTTTTTACCTGCTGATTGAGGCCTTTTTGCAGTAATAGTAATTTCCGGAATGTTAGCTTCTCCGGCTTGTGTTTTTCCTGCAAAACTATCATTAAGAGTTTTTATCTCACCATTGCCCCCCGGTGTCTCACTGTTGTTTGCGGCAATTTTTGAAGCTTCGGCTTTATTTAAACTAGTATCATCACCTGCCGGAGTACCACCTAAATTATTAGTTGCCATTTATATACCCAATACTTGTTTTAGTGTTGAAGCTTCTGGTAAATATATGCTTGTACCAGTGACAAAATCAAAGAATGGATCTGCTAGTGTGTTTGGATTTCTACTAGAAAACACCCACCATAATCTAGGATTAGCATATAAGTCATATGCTAACATATCAGGTCGTAGATTATATGTTGTAGTGATCTCCCAATATCTATCACTACCTAATTTAGGAATAGGTCTGTCAACTAACGTATCTAAAAATCTACCATTGACTACGCCTGTTGCAAAGTAAGGACTTGATGCTGGATATAATGCATTATTAGACATTACCAAATACCTCCACCTGAACGTTTACTTCCTCGTAACAATTGACCGGTCGCATACTTTTCGAGGCTGAACGTATTGCTGATATCATTTCGTGTAACGATTGGTATGCACGTAATTTGTAACTGTAATTTTGTAGGGACATAAGTTGCTTCAGAGTTAATAAGTGAATTTTGTGTTTGAAAGTTTGGTGGTGCCTTTTGCAATCCATTAGTTGCGATTCTGGATACACTTGGAACAAATGTATTTACTGTGGTATTTTGTTGGGCAATATTAACACCCGGCTGATTAGTTTGGCTACCTGCACGAATATAATCAACATCAGTTGGTGTTGCATATGTGAAGTTTGTTACTACCAATGGATGAGCATCAAATGTATATGCGCCAAAGCCACTCAAATAACATAACGGGGGAGGTACTCCAGCTTTTGGATTCTGATCTTGTCCATAAAACATTTTAGTAACACTACGGAAAAAATGTATTACTGCTAATAAGTACGTTGCTTCTGTTGTATCTTGTGCTGTAAAATCAGCCGTGATTGAAACTGCGTCTACGCTACTACCTTTGTATTGATAAATTTTATAATTGCTATGTACTAATTCAGATATATCATAACCAGCGGCGTATGTAACTGATATAGCAGGTGTATATGGAAATATAACACCATCGGTGGCTTGTAATGGTTTTAATATACCTGCTTGCTCAGGTGGTACTTTATATAGATAGTTGGCTTTTGGTGCTAAACTTAATTTTGCTCTCCAATCTTTTTTCTGCTGTGAACTGGTAGTATCCCCTTTGGTAGCCTGACTGCGAGTATTGTTTAATGCTGTTGATATGCCTTGAGGTGCACCTTGATTGCCTGTAGGGTCAAAGACGCTTTCTTGTATTCCACCAGTTTGAGCTTCTGCCCCTATGTTTGTGTTGGGATCACTATTTGGATCTATAGTTTGCTGTGCTACAGGTGTTTGCCCTTCTGCACCAATGTTTGTATTAGGGTCGCTAGCAAGACTTATTGTTTGTTGAGGTTGAGGCAGTTGTTCTTGTGAGTCATTGCCAATATTAGTATTAGGATCACTATTTGGATCTATAACTTGTTGTTCTGATGCATTAGCTTCTTGAAAGGCTGCATCTGCGGCGGCATTTTGTCCAGTATCAAATGCCGGAGTAGCGTTTTCAACAACTGGTTCAGAACCTATATTAGTATTAGGATCACTGTTTGGATCTATAACTTGTTGGTCAATTGGTATTTCTGTATCTTGATTTTGTGCTTCTGCACCTATATTAGTATTAGGGTCAGTGTTTGGATCTATTACCGATTGCTGAACTGGTTCAGGTTCTGTTGTAGTTGTTACTGCCGTGTTAGATTGATCTGGGACAACCGTTTCAGGCGGAGTATTTGTGCTTGTATTTGGAGCACCAGTAGATGCTACACCTGCTTGGGTATTAGCATTATTTATTGTTGCTCTAAGTTGAAATAGTTGTGATGTTAATGTGGCTCTTACATATACTTCTGTTTTAGCTAAATTTTGTTTAATAGTATCTGTTTGTGCTTGTAAGGCTAATAAGCCAGGATCTCTTGAGGTAATTCTAGGATTAGCGATTAAATAATCACTTATTTGTTGACCATTGGCTAGTAGTTGTTGTTCTAGCGCAGTGATCTGTGCTTCACCTTGTGCCTTTTGTTGATTGACCGCACCTATCTGTGCCTGCGCATTGGCTGCAACTTCTTTCCATTCAGCGGCTGTGGTTGGGTTTGCCATAATATGTTGTTATCCTTACTTATATTTATCTACTAAATAAAGTAGTATTTTTACCCTTTATCTCACAAAATAGTTGCTATTCTGCAACAATAATGTTATACTTACATCAACATAATAACGGAGAACTATGTCCCTACCCTCACGCAAACCTGTCAACTATTTAAATAATAAAGACATTCTAAAAGAGATTCACGAAAGCAAAAACGCTTATTGTTACTTTGCAGACCCAAGCTATCATCGCTATGACTTCATTGTAGATATGCCCCAATCACCCATTGAAGAAAGCTTAGAATATGCATTCAAACCAGAAACTATTCAACAAGCAAAAGAAACACGTGCTTTACGTCTTAGCTTAGAACAAGGTAGTAAAGATGCTGTGAGTCCAGATTCAATCTTAGTTACAGATTTAGTATTTCGTGTAATGACTTGGGATCACGTTCCAGTCGCACCAAAACAACCCCGCAAAACAGTTAAAAAGAAAACAGCAAAGGATATCTTTGATTTTGAAGAACACAATCCAGATGAGATATTTGCTGACTTAGAAGATAATACCACAAAAGCTGAAGTGGATGATATGGTTCACGTTAAAGTTAACTTTCCCCCGTTCCAACATTTCAAAATAGATTCAACTAACACATTTAAATGTATTGGTAAAAGTCATTGGGAAGGTGATTTAGAAACGGGCAACTTCAATAAAGAACATGGTAAAATCACAAACAAACTCGCCCGTATGTATATTATGATGTGCGAAAAATATGCAATGAAATATAATTGGCGTGGGTATACATATAACGATGAGATGCGTAATAGTGCTATCTTACAATTAACTTATGTTGGGTTACGATTCAATGAAGCTAAAAGTGCTAACCCATTCGCTTATTATACAGCCGCTATAACAAATAGTTTCTGTAGGGTATTGAATACAGAAAAGCGTAATCAAAACATACGTGATGATATACTAGAAATCAATGGTCTCAATCCAAGTTGGTCACGTCAGGGTATTGGAACTAGTTCTACAGTATACGAAGAATAATTTAACCAAAGCCGTTGCTATATGTAACGGCTTTATTATATAATAGATAAATGAGTAATCTTTTTAAAAAAGCCGCTGTGTTCACTGATATTCATTTTGGATTGAAGTCAAACAGCTTACAACACAACCAAGACTGTTCCGATTTTGTAGATTGGTTCATTAAAAAAGCAAAGAGTGAAGGATGTGAGACTTGTTTCTTCTTAGGTGATTATAATCATCATAGAGCAAGCATTAACATTCACACATTACAATTTGGATTACAAGCATTGGAGAAACTAAGTGCTAACTTTGATACTGTATATTTTATACCAGGCAATCACGATCTTTATTATCGTGACCGTAGGGACATTCATTCTGTTGAGTGGGCTAAACATCTACCAAACGTTAAAATCGTCAACGACTTCTTCCAACAAGGAGATGTAGTCATTGCGCCATGGCTTGTACATGATGATTACAAGAAACTACAAAAGATGAGTGGCAAATATATGTTTGGTCATTTTGAATTACCTTATTTTCACATGAACGCTATGGTTGAAATGCCCGATCATGGTGAAATCAATGAGGATCAATTGGGTGGGTTTGAAAAAGTATTCAGCGGTCACTTTCATAAACGACAAGCACGTAAGAACATTTGGTATATTGGTAATGCTTTCCCACATAACTATGCTGATGCAGGTGATGACGCACGTGGTATGATGATATTAGAATGGGGAACTGAGCCAGTGTTTCATACATGGCCTAGACAGCCCGTGTTCCGTGTTCACAAACTATCAGACATTTTAGAAAACCCTGAGGGCTTGCTATTGATTGACAGTCATGTTAGAGTACATCTTGATATTGAAATCTCATATGAAGAAGCTAACTTCTTGCGTGAGACATGGATACCAGAACATAAACTAAGAGAGATGGCATTGATTCCTATAAAAGTAGAAACAAATGAAAATGGTCAAACAGCAGACGGACTTAAGTTTGAGAGTGTAGACCAAATTATTATTGACCAAATTAATAGTATTGAATCAAATAATTTTGATAAGAAGATTCTTTTGGACATTTACAATAACCTATGATTACATTACAAGATATTACTTTACGCAATTTTTTATCTATCGGACAAGTAACACAAGCAGTAGACTTTGACAAAAAAGACTTAACACTTATTCTAGGTGAGAACTTAGACTTAGGTGGTGACGGTGCTCGTAATGGCACAGGTAAGACAACTCTTATTCAGGGTCTTTCCTACGCATTGTTTGGTACACCCATTAATAACATTCGTAAAGATAATTTAGTTAATCGTACAAATGGTAAAGCCATGATGGTTACATTGACTTTCAATGTCAATGGTACTAACTATAAAATCGAACGAGGTCGTAAGCCAAACGTTCTCAAGTTCTATGTTAATGATATTCAGGATAAAGCTTCTGAGGATCAGCAAGGTGAGAACAAAGAAACACAGGTTGCGATTGAAAAAGTTATTAATATGTCAGCCGACATGTTCCGTCACATTGTTGTATTGAATACATACAGTGAACCATTCCTTGCGTTAAAGAATAACGAACAAAAAAATATTATTGAACAGTTAATGGGTATCACATTACTAAGTGAGAAAGCTGAAATCATTAAAGAAATGATACGCCGTAGCAAAGATGATATTCAGCAAGAAGAATTTCGAGTTAAAGCTATTGAAGAAGCTAACAAACGTGTCAAAGAACAGATTGATGCATTGAAGCGCAGACAAACATTGTGGTTGAAGAAACATGATGAAGATTTGACTACACTTGCATTACAGTATGATGAACTAAGTAAGATTAATATTGAAATAGAGTTACAAGCACATAAAGATTTAAACGTTTGGACAAAACAAAAAGAAGCACAGGATACATACAATGCATTAGTCGCACGGTCAACTGCTTGGCAACAAAAACATGACACAGATGTTTCAATAGCACATAAGGCTTACTTACTTAAAAATGAGTATGACATTGAAGCCGAACTTAAAGCATGGACTGACTTAAAAGATTGGCTACACAATGATGCTGAACAAAAATCTATTGCAACAAATATTGATACCCTAACCAAAAGTATCACAAAAGAAAAAAAGTTAATTGATAAGTTGATTCGGGAAGTTAAAGAACTTGAGGATCATAAGTGTTATGCTTGTGGTCAAGACTTCCATGATGATAAGCATTTAGAGGTTACATTAGAAAAGACTACGGTACTTGAGAATGCCCGTGCTGAGTTGACTGAGCTTGAAGGTCAACTGTCAATCAATCAGTCATTGGTTACTAAATTAGGGACTAAACCCACCCCATCATATAAAACTGAAGCAGAAGCAATTCGTCATAGTGGTGATGTATCTAACTTGAAGAAAGTATGGGAAACTAAGAAACAAGAATCTAATCCATTTAGTGAACAACTAAATGAACTTACTGTTATTGAGTTAGGATCACAACCTGTTACTCACTATGATACAGAAGCAGAAGCAATCAAACATTCAAGTGAGGTTGCTAACATTCTTAACCAGATTGACAACAAGTCACAAGAGACTGATCCATATGGTGAACAAGTAGTTGAGATGGAAACGCAAGCACTACAAGCTATTGACTTTGAAGCTATCAATAGATTGACACGTACAATGGAACATCAGAAGTTCTTATTAGATTTGTTAACTAGCAAAGATAGTTTTGTTCGTAAAAAGATTATTGACCAAAATTTGAGTTATCTAAATGCAAGACTAACACATTACTTAGATAAGATTGGCTTACCGCATCAAGTTATCTTTAAGAATGATTTGCAAGTTGAAATCACTGAGTTAGGTCGTGAGCTTGACTTTGATAATCTGAGTCGAGGTGAACGTAATCGTTTGATTCTTGGCTTGAGTTTTGCTTTCCGTGATGTATGGGAATCATTGTATTCTCCAATCAATACATTATTCATTGATGAATTGATTGACAGTGGTCTTGACACAATGGGTGTTGAGAACAGTTTAGCGATTCTTAAAGACATGTCACGTAGACGACAGAAATCTATTTGGCTTGTGTCACATAGAGAAGAACTAGCAGGTCGTGTACCTAATGTATTGAAAGTTGTTAAAGAGAACGGCTTTACAAGTTACAGTAACTCGGTTGAGATAGACAATGCCTGATATTTTTCGTTTTCAGAATACAAAGATTGTACATTTTGAACCAACAACAAACTGCAATGCGGCTTGTCCGCAATGCTTGCGTACCAGAACGTCATTTGAACCTAATGAGTTAACTCTAGAGGATGCTAAAGTAATATTTTCTCCCGATGTTGTGAGACAGTTAGAGAAAATATATATGTGCGGTAACTATGGTGATCCAGCAAGTGCAAGACAAGCTATAGAGATGTATGAATATTTTAAAGAATGTAATCCTAATATTGTTATTGGGATGAATACTAACGGTGGCATCCGTTCCCCTGACTGGTGGACACGATTAGCCAAAGTTATGAATGGGCCAAATGATTATGTTGTGTTTAGTATAGATGGTTTAGAAGATACAAATCACATTTATAGAAAGAATGTACGTTGGTCAAAGATTATAGAGAATACACAAGCATTTATTAATGCAGGCGGTAATGCTCATTGGGACATGTTAATATTTGAGCATAACAAACATCAAGTAGATACTGCGTATGAGTTAGCTATACAGTTAAAATTTAAATGGTTTCGTGCAAAGGTCAGTAGACGTTTTCAACGATTCCCAGTAGATGGTATTACCGCTCCTTTAGAGTTTAAGGATCATAGAGTATTTGAAGGACAAATAGAATGTAGTGCTATGAAAGAAAATAGTATATATGTTGATGCTTCGGGAAGAGTATATCCTTGCTGTTGGCAAGGAGAAGCAGAATATCAGCCCAATATTGTTCAATGGTTTTCTGATTTATCAGATACATGGAATACAAATCCAGATAATATATGTAAGAAGTCTTGTTTAAAAAATAATACAGGCACATCTTTTTCTAATCAGTTTTTAAAACAAATAGAAATAAAATAATTTATACGTCAAGTTTACGATAAGTAGTAGTATGCCAAGTCCACAAAAAGCAAAAGGTTCCGGTTTTGAACGAGAAATTGCTAAATATCTTTCAGAGAAGTACAGTGAATCATTCATTCGTGCTCCCGGTTCAGGTGCTTATATCGGTGGAAAAAATCAATCAAGAACTCAAATACTACACGAAGGTCAGATTAGAAGTTTTAAAGGGGACATAGTTCCTGGACAAACTTTTACCAAGATGAATGTAGAGTGTAAGTTTTATGCTGATTTTCCGTTTCATTTATTACTTTCAGGGGAATGCAAAGTGATAGATGGTTGGCTAGAACAACTCATGGATGTAGCTGATCCGGACGATTGTAACATTCTTTTTATGAAGTTCAATCGTAAAGGTCGTTACATTGCTGTACAAAGCAAACTAACATGGGTTACTGACAATTTCTTATATTATACAAGTCCCAAACAAGGGGATTGGATAATAACAGAGTTTGACAGTTTCTTCTTACATAACAGTAAACTACTAAAAGCATATTCAGGCTCACCAGACACCACGTCAAAACAAACTGTTACAAACAACATCCTCACCTTAGAAACTTAATTAAAATAAAAATGTGTCGTCCTGGTTGCAGGACCTCCTTGAGTTTGTACAGATTGTGCTGTGCTGACGGATCTGGAGTAAGCGTGTATAGCGATATATACGGAATACCGAGAAGGCAATCGACAAAGCGAACCTTCAACAAGTCTATTGATATTTTATCTTGAATCAATAGAATGTGCGTTGCTGAATGAAACACAAATGTGCGTAAATTCAACTACAATCCCATATACTTTACAGAGCAACCGGTAGCATTTAATAGCATCAAATAGCTAATTAAATGGGGAATAGATAACACTGGACGACGGGCGTGCAAACAACCTTTACCATTGGTAGTGCTGAATAGCACTACCATGGCTTCAAAGCGGCAATATAGTCCTTATTAGATTACAGTAAAAAAGAATAGATAACCGTAAAATATAAGAACGAACGAAGTGAGTTCTTAGATGAACGAAGTTCATCTTTACAAGAGACACCCGAGATGTTATAAATGAACAGTTACGGGATTAGTTAGAAGAAATTCATTCCTGATTTCTTAGTAGTTTCTAAGTTTTCTTCAATTAAATCTACTATAGCTGATCTTTCCATACCAGACATATTAAGTATATCCTCATAGGTAGCGCCGCCCCTCATAAACCAAGATAATTTTATGGATGACCTTTTAATGCCATCCGATTCTTCCTCTAACGTTTCAATTAACTGGCTCACACCCTCAGAGTCAAGAGTGAGTAGCCTTAACCGAAAAAATCTGTTGCATTCAATATGATAGATTGTTCATATTGATGTTCACATTTTATACATTTGATTTTTAATGGTTTTATTTCACTAGTTTGACGTAGTTCAATAGTCTTTTTTCTTAATTCTTCAAACGTTTGTTTGTCACAATTCTTTAGAAAATCTAAAATATATTCTTTTTCAATAACAAAGGCGCTTGGCGTTGCTATGTGTTCGATAGCTTCAGATACAAAGCCCATACTTAGTTCAGTTAATCTATGCATTGTTTCTGTTGTTTTTGCTTGTCTAGCTTGTTCATCTTCTATCTTATCTAAATTATTGGCTATATTTTGTATTTCAAACTGTGCCATATTAATTTGATTTATTTGTTTATATGACAATGGTCTAAACTTGAATTTTAAATCATTGATTAATACTTCATTGTCATAATCACCTGATTTTAATGAAGTTAGTAATCCAGTTAAATTAACACCATATGAACTTTCTTCTTGGCAAGAAGGACAAGTGCTTTCAATATCCATATCATTACCATTCGTTGCCGCTCTGATAGCTACTAATATTGGGTCTAAATCTATTTGTGGGATATCCCAAGGATTTTTAATATTTGGGACACAGCTTTTGATAATTTCAATTACAGCAGTACCGTTAAACAACATATCTGGCGTTTTTGTTGTAATTTCATCAATTGCGGTCATAGGATAAACAGGTATCTCTTTATTATCAGGTAAATCGATGGAACCTTGAGAATAAAATTTGCCCTCACTTGGTAATCTTAAATAAATGGCTGGTCTACGAAAATATTGTTTTAACGGGTTTGACATATGTGAATCTCCAAAAAGTAGTATTTTATTAAACATAAATACTGTTGCAGTTATTTAGTGGCTAAAAATACGGACAAAAAGATTATGAGCAATGAAATTGATACAGACAAAATCAGAGAGTTAAATGACTCTCTGTCCGAGTTGACCGGCACGGTACAAGTTGCCGAGCAGGCTATGGAAAAAATTGTCACTCGTTTAGGTTTTGGTGACAAGCTTAAAAAAGAAGCTGATAAGCGTATCGATGCTGAACAAGAAGCTACTACATCTATTAAGAAGACCACTACACAGCGTGAAGATGAACTTAAAAAGCAAAATGATCTATTTAAAAAGGAGCTTGATTATAGAAAAGTTCAATTAGATGCTAATGGAGAATTAATTAGCAGTGCTGTTAGATTAACAAAAGAACAACGTGAAACAATACGTTTAGCAGATTTATTAAATCAAAAAGACCGTCAAAGAATAGCTGCCATGGATGCTCCAGGCAAGGCAATGACGGATTTAGCCGGCAAAGTAAATAGTGTCGACGGAATTATGGGTGTCTTTAATGAAAAGATATTATCATTAACCAGTTCAAGTGCAGGCGCAACAACAGGTTTTATTGCTGTTAAGGCAGTATTAGGTGGATTAGCAGATGCTACTGCTGTGATGACCAAATCACTATATAAAGGTGAACGTGGTGCAATAGTAGGAGCAAAAGCCGCAACAGCATTGGCTACATCATTATCAACTGCGGCATATACCATTGGTGGTGCAATGATGTTTGTCACTGGGCCATTTGGATTACTTGCAAAAGCAATTGGTGGTGCAATAGCTGTAATTGGATTTTTAACTCAGAAGGCGGCAGAGTTTAATGAAGTTGCCGCAGAACAGAACGACACATTATTTAAATCTTTCAACACATTAAGTCAAGCTGGGTTAACTACAGCCGAAGGTCTGAACGGTGTATTTGACCAAATGCAAACATTAGGTATGACTGTTGCAGAAATGGAGAAGTTTAATGCTATATTGAAAACTAACTCCAGAGATTTAAAACTGTTTGGTACAACTGCGGCTGATGGTGCACAGAAATTTGCATCGGTAGCTGGTACTTTGTATAAGAGTGACTTAGGTGAAAAGTTAGAATTACTAGGGGTAACTGCTGACGAACAGCGTGACCATACACTACGCTATATGGCTCAACAAACTCGTATGGGTTTATCATTGGGTAAAACACAAGAGCAACAAATTCAAGGTGCAAAAGCTTACATTGAAGAATTAGACAGATTAGCAATGTTGACCGGAACAAATCGTAAGGAGCAAGAAGAAGCACGTGAAGCAATGCTTAAGATTGAAGATTTACGTGCGGCACAGTTTGAAGCTGAACAACGAGGTGATACTAAACGTGCGGAAGAACTAGAAAGATATGCCAAGGCAGCGGCTGCTATTTACAAATTTGATCCACGTGGTGCAAAAGGATTATCTGAATTTGCGGCAGCCGGTGGCCCTACTGGAGCTGACTCATCTGCGGCAATGCTTACTTATGGTAAAGGCATTAATGCTATTAAACAAGGTAAGAGCACTGAAGAAATTATGATGGCAATGTCTGAAAGTGCTAAGGCAATGCTTAAAACCACAAGCACTACAAGACGTATTGGTGGTGATGTAAGTGGATTGTTATCTGGTAAGTTTCCTGAAATGGTTGATTTTGTTAAATCAATGGATGCAGCCAGAGAATTAGTAGGTCAAGGTAAAGCCGCTAATATAAACGAAGCTTTAGATAAGATACAAAAAGACAAAGAAGCTGGATTAGATAAAGATACTAAAAATAACGTTGAAGCAGGAAGAAAACAACAAGCTGCCGCAATGACAATGGACAGTGTTGTTAAAACTTTTAATATATCTGCTAAAATCAACAATGAAGCAAGTGAGCTATTTAAAAACGCCGTTGATAAGTTTGCAAACACAGTTAATGCTAGACCAGTAGTTGGTGGAACTCCTCAAACTAGTGGTGGCGGTGCACCGGTTTCTCCTAACAACAATACACCGGTAACATCTACACAACAAGCGGCTCAAACTCGTATAACCACACAACAAGCAGTTGAATCAGCACAAGCAACAAGAGAAAAATTAGAAAAAGAAAAAGGTCGAGGTGCAGACGATACAAAAGAAGCACGTATTGCTGAAATGAGAGCACGTGAAGCAGCCGAACGTGCTAGGAGAGAAGAAGAAACAGCCATCCGTAATAAAGCACGTGGGATAACACCACCTACGGGTGCTAAAGAGAAACATTCGGCTGCATCATTGAAAAAAATGGGATTACCTCTGAAAGAAGGAGATGTACACGCTGACGGTAAGGAACTTGATACAAGATTAATTGATATAGCAAAGAAAGCAAAAGATACTATACCTGGATTCAGTATTATTACAGCATTCAATGATAATTTTCATAACGAACCAGGAAGAAGAAAAAGCTTACACACAGAAGGTAAAGCATTTGATTTTAAATTAAACTATAAACCAACTGTTGAACAAGGCAAAGAAGTTACTAAAATGCTCAAAGATATGGGTGCAGGGTATGTACTTGATGAATATAATTTCCCAAGCCCTGGCTCAACTGGTGGGCATTTTCACGCACAGTTAGCACAAGACGGTGGTGAATTTTCTGGACCCAGCTCAGGGTATCCTGTACTATTACACGGTAAAGAGACCGTTCTTAATAAAATCCAAGGTGATAAATTAAAACAAAAATTAGAACAGGTTGAAAAGAAATCAGTAGAAACTTCTATTCCTGGATTAGGACCCACAAGCTCGAATAATACTGGTACTTCTAATACAGAAGTAGTAGCAATGCTTAAACAATTCACCAATACAATGGAAAATAAAATGGATAATATGATTGGTGTATTAAGTGATGGTAATGATATCTCGGGTAGAATATTAACTTACTCAATGGCTTAACGCTAAATAGTATATAGACCTATATTATGACATACAAAAAACACTTCACCAGAGTTAATCAATCTGGACAAATGAGCCCGTTAGGTGGCGGTAGCGTTACTGGAGCTTGGAATGGCCCCGGTAGTTCAACCACTAGCAACTACAGTAATCAAGATTTTGGTTATAAAAACTACGGAAGTCGTTTACCTGAAGTGTACACAGGTCACCCAAATCGTATTGAGCGTTATAATCAATATGAAATGATGGATGTTGATGCTGAGATTAATGCTTGTTTAGATATTATCAGTGAATTCAGTACACAAAAGAACGAACACAATAAGACTCCGTTCAGTTTAGAATGGCGTGAAGAGCCTACTCCACACGAAGTAGATTTACTAAAAACTCAACTACAACAATGGTGTAAGTTGAATGAAATGGAAACACGTATCTTTAAAATATTTAGAAATTGTTTAAAGTACGGGGATCAGGTTTTTGTACGTGATCCAGAAAACTTTAAGTTATATTGGGTAGATATGACTAAGGTTATTAAAGTTATTGTTAACGAAAGTGAAGGTAAAAAGCCTGAACAATATGTTATTAAAGACTTAAACATTAACTTAGAAAACTTAGTTGTAGCACAGAAAACAAATACAGACTTTGCCGCTAATCCAGCAACTGGTATGGGTGGTACCGGTGGAGGAGGCTCTGGTGGGGGTGGTGGTTATACTGTTCCAAGTATGCCCTACAATACAACCGGTAGTCGTTTTAGTTTAGGATTCAATGAAGCCGCTATTGATTCCAAACACGTTGTTCATTTAAGTTTAACAGAAGGTTTAGACCGGTTCTGGCCATTTGGTCAAAGTATTTTAGAGAATGTCTTTAAAGTTTATAAGCAAAAAGAATTACTAGAAGATGCGGTATTAATCTATCGTGTACAACGTGCACCAGAGCGTAGAGTGTTTAAGATTGACGTTGGTAATATGCCAAGTCATATGGCTATGGCATTTGTTGAACGTATTAAGAATGAGATTCATCAAAGACGTATCCCAAGTACACACGGTGGTGGTAGTATGGTAGATGCTACATATAATCCATTAAGTATGAACGAAGATTATTTCTTCCCAGTAACAGCAGATGGTCGTGGAAGTAGTGTTGACTTACTACCCGGTGGACAGAACTTGGGTGAGATTGATGACTTGCGTTACTTCAACAACAGATTAGCACGTGGTCTACGTGTTCCAAGTAGTTACTTACCTACTGGTCCTGACGACAACGTTACTCCTATGAGTGATGGTCGTGTTGGCACAGCTATGATCCAAGAGTTTCGTTTCAATCAATATTGCGAACGACTACAGAACTATATGATTAGAAAGCTTGATGAAGAATTCAAGTTATTCTTACGTTGGAGAGGACTGAATATTGACAGTGGACTGTTTAACTTAACGTTTAACCCACCACAAAACTTTGCGGCTTATCGTCAAAGTGAGTTAGATACGGCACGTATGGGTTCATTTACAGCAATTGAAGCTTATCCATATATGAGTAAACGCTTTGCTATGGAACGCTTCTTAGGATTAACTGAAGAAGAAATCGCTAAAAACGAGAAAATGTGGCGTGAAGAAAACGACAAAGAAGTTGACATTCAGCCCGAAGGTAGTGATTTGCGAGGTATTGGTGTATCAGTTGGTGATATTGAGACTGATATGCAAGCCGGTGAAGATGCTACTGCCGCAGAAGAAATGCCAATGGATCCTTCATTA